TACGTTAGTAGACTTAGCAGCACAGCCTAAAGAGTATAAACTTATGATAGAAGAAACTATCAAAGCTAATGCAACTGCACTTAATCGTCCTATGGTAGGTGCGCAGTTCTTAAAGTTCTGCGGCAAGTATGACCTAGTTAAACTAAGCGACAATGCCAGCAACATGGCAGAATGGATGTGTGCTAGTTATCCTGCGCAAGCAGTAACATTGTATCATTTAATTAATTAGAAAGTAAATTTTGATAGATAAATCACAGAAGTTTTTAGCACTAGACTTAGAATTAAACCAACCCAGTGGTAAGATCATTCAGGTTGGTATTGCCATTGGCAGTGCCAATGATAAGTTTGAAAATTACATAACTAAGAAATGGTATATCGATCCAAACGAGCCGATTGATCAATTTATTATCGATTTGACTGGTATTACTGATCACGATATTAGATTAAACTGTGTAAGTCATGCTACAGTTGCACGTGAACTCAGTGACTTAATCAAACAACATAACACTTGGATCAACCCAATCACTTGGGGTGGTGGTGATAGTAGAGAACTGTTAGATGAGTTCTGTAAAAATTATGCAGACTTTCCACACTTCGGTCGTCGTTGGATTGATTGTAAAACGTTCTATACGTTTATGATGTTTGCACGTGGCAAGAATCCTAGTGGCGGGCTTGCTAGTGCTATGGGCACGTTTAAACTACAGTTCAAAGGCACAGCGCACAGAGCAGACATTGATGCAGTTAATACTCTCGCACTATTCTTTAAGTTCTTAGAGCGACAACGTGGGCTTGAAAACTTATTACATGATGCTAAAATTATCTAGTTATCTTATACTGGCCTGTAAAATTATAGGCACTGAATTAGAGTTTGACAATAAATTAAAAAATATGTATACTAATATAACAATATGGAGAAAATAATATGGCACATGTAATAGATAAGACGTTCGAGTTTTGCTACGGTCATCGGGTGTGGAGCCAGCAATTAAATGGCGAGTATGCTGCAGATTTGAAATGCGCTTGCAGACATTTACATGGACACGAGGGCAAGATGCAAGTGTTCTTAAAGAGCCCGACTGGCACATTAGATGCAACAGGTATGGTAACAGACTTTCGTCATTTAGAATGGTTGAAGAAATGGATTAATGAATATATTGATCATCAGTTTATGCTGGATGTTAATGACCCATTGTTTGGTCAATTAATTGGCACACGTGCAATGATTCCAGTGTATATTCCAGAAACAGATCAATACGCAGGTAGTACGCTTGATTTGAGTGACTTGGAACCGAACACACCGGAGTATGAATACTACGAAGGTTTCTTTATTGTAGACTTTGTTCCTACTAGCGAAAACTTATCCAGCTGGATGGCAGAGTTAGTCGACGCTAAGATGAAAAAGTTAAATGTAACCGTGGATCGTATTGATTGGTGGGAAACTCCTAAGTCACGCAGTACTTTTATTAGAGGCTAACTATGACTACTACCGTCTTTGTCTTATTGGCATTGTTTGGCATTAAACATTTTATTGCTGATTTTATTATGCAGTATGATTACATGCTGCGTGAAAAAGGTATATACGGTGCCACGGGTGGTATTCATCACTCATTAGTGCATGCTAGCTGGACATTCTTAATCCTAGTGTGCTTTGTCAATCATGCTAACGTTATTATTGGTCTAGCGTTCTTAGACTTTGTTCTACACTATCACATCGATTGGGCAAAACAACAACTAAATAAGGGCCTAAGCACCACAGATCGCATGTTTTGGGTTTGGATGGGTGCAGATCAAGGACTGCATTACTTAACATATATTGGAATTATCTATGTCGGAACAGTATAAACGCTTTTGTCAATTTGAAAAAACCTGCGTAGGTGCAGATAGTTGTGAAGGACCAGTATTTAATTTATTAGCACGAACCATTGTAAAGAATAAATGTTGGGTAGTTGAAAGTGACGGTACCAAAGTTGCTACTATTCTTGCCAATGACGGTAACAAAGGTGTTACATTAGTACATGACGGCCAGCGTGAACAGTTTAGTAGTCTAAAACTGTTAAGCGATCGATATAACATTATTATTGATAAAACCAAAGTAACTAAAGTAGCAAAAGAAACCCACGAAGTATACGGATACCCTTGCGAAAATAAACCGCAAAATGCTTTATGGGACGTACAACATAAGTTGCCAGTGTTTACTAAAGGTAGCAAAAGTAAGAGTTTCTTCTGTGCAGGATACTATATTGTACAGTTTAATAATGGATGGGTAAAAAGCTATTGTCCAAAATTAATTACTTTAAATAGGTATCCATATCAAGGTCCATTCAAAACACAAGAAGAACGAAATATTCAATTAAAAATAGCAAATGGGGGTCATGATGGAGAATCAACTTAGCCTGCATTTAAAGGCATTTAACAACCGAGTTAAGGTAATGAATCAAACTAACAGTAAAGATCTAACACTATCTGCCACAGATGTTAGAAATTTACACAACGATATATTTGAATTACTAGCACAAATTGCAGCATTAACTGCTATTAAAGAAGCAGAAGAAGCCGAAGCAGTAGTTAATATTGAGATGGATGGCGGAGGTTTTTAGAATTATATATGTAGTTAATTGGCATAAATAAACGTAGCAAGGATACTTTATGTCAAGACCAAAGCCGACAGTACTATTAGAGCATGTTAATAAAACAAATTACAAGAGTGATCAGATTCTGGATTCAGAAGGCATCTGGGCAGTTTTCTTTGACAACCAACCGATCAACCTAAAAACACAGAATATACTTGTGGCCTATCCAGGTCCAAAGTATAAGAAAGTTTCATTTAGTAATCCCGGTCACGCAATCAATCTCGCTAAGAAACTTAATACGCTGTTTAAGTCAGAAAAGTTTTCAGTTGTACTACTTAAAGCTGGCGATATCATCTATCCATAATCATGTTACAAGCAGAATGGCAGGCTAAGTTTTACGCTTTAACTCCATACTCAGTAAGTCCTAGCAGTTGGTGGTATAATCCAACTAATCACAACAGTTTACGATTGACCCAAAGAGCCTATTTGGAAGTACGTAAACATGTTAAATTCTATAAGTTTGAACTTAGTCACGATATACGTCCTAAAACGTTTGTACAGCTAGAGCGTTGGTTTAAGGAGCCGTATTACGTACAAAATCGTAAGACCATACACATTGTCAGCGACCGTGATGCTATGATGTTAAGCCTACATGCTAACAACCTACAACAATATCTTGACAATCAAGAACTTTAATAGTATAATATAGACATTAATAAGGAGTAAGACATGAAGAAGCTATTACTAGCAACACTGTTATTATCACTTAGCACCACTGCAGCCGCAGATGGTTATTACAATCGATACTATCATAGCAACGGTAATGACGTATTACTTCCATTAATTGTTGGTGGTACACTAGGTTATATTATTGCACAACCTCGTACTGTAGTGGTACAGCAACCACAGTATACACCACTACCAAGTTATGTTCCAGCTAACAACGAACCAATCTACCAATATCAGAACATTTATGATGGTAATTGTGCTTGTTATCGTCGTGTTTTAGTTCAAATCAACTAAGAAAGGACCTATATGCGGTATCTTATTGCAATGGCAGTAGCAGTTGCAGTTCTCAGTGGTTGTGCAAAATTTAATACGTGTTTTAACTGTCGACACGCCTCCTCATATAATAATCCAAATTAACGATTGACTTTTACCTATTAAGAGTGTATAATAGCACTTAATAGTTAGGAGTCAAACATGTCATCATTAGTAAGCAGAGCAAGAGCATTTGCTGCACATGCGCATCGCGCAATCGGTCATAAACGAAAATACACAGGTGAAGACTACATTGTTCATCCTGCCGAAGTTGCGGCTATTGTTGCCACTGTTCCCCACACAGACGAAATGCTAGCGGCCGCTTGGTTGCATGACACCGTAGAAGATACTGGTGTTACTATCGAGGCTATCCGTGCAGAGTTTGGTCCAATTGTTGCAATGTACGTAGCAGACTTGACTGATGTTAGTACTACCGCCGACGGTAACAGAGCAGTGCGCAAGGCTATTGATTTAGCACACACTGCTAGTGCGTGTGCCGATGCTAAAACAATCAAACTTGCTGACTTGTTGTCAAACACTGCTAGTATTGTTGAGCATGATCCGGGCTTTGCCAGGGTGTACCTTAAAGAGAAAGCCGCAATGCTTGAAGTAATGACTGACGGTGATGCAACACTGTTGGCTCGTGCTAAAGCTACACTAGCGGCTGGACTTGCTAAATTGGATGGCAAATAACGGTTGACATTTTGGTAAATTGACTGTATAATGTTACACATACACTAACAACACAGGAGTAATAAATGGCTTATATTAGCGCACAAGATGTAAAAGCAATACGTGACGAACTTAAAGCAACATTTCCTAAATTCAAATTTGGTGTACGTAAAGGTTATGCGGGCAGTTCAGTTGATGTAACTATTAAACAAGGTCCAGTTGACTTTGCTGAAGTGTTTGACGATGGTCATTTACCTACTAAACGTAAATATGTTCAAATTAACGAATATCATTTATATAACTATGGCAAGTACGAAGCGTTCTTTGAACAGGTATTAGAAATTATCAAGTGTGCCCCGGCTCGTGCCGGTGGTCGTGCTTGGTTTGATAAAAGTGATTCGCAAATAGATTATTTCCACATTGCCTATTACATTCATTTAAACGTAGGTGAATGGGATGAGCCATATACCTGCACAAAAGAAAAGGAGTTTGCGTAATGAGTAAAAATTTACAACGTATTTTAATTTCAATAATGTTAATCATCGGTTATGTAACATTAGGATTACTTGGTGAGAATGGATCGGCGTTACATGACCTATTAGGTAACTTTGCTGTTGGTTGGGTAGTTTGGGAAATTGCCGCAGGTATTGTTGGTGATTAATCAGCACTTGACAAAACAAGAATTTGATAGTATAATCTGTTTTGTTACATTTAATAATTAATTAGGAAGGATTTAAAATGGCGGCAATGACTGAAAATAGAACTGTTACAGCAACAGAAGCAAAGGCGGCAATTTTACGTTGCTTTACAAAACAACGCCCATTATTTTTATGGGGTCCTCCAGGTATTGGTAAAAGTGAATTAGTAGAAGGTATTACTAAGGACATGGGCGGGTTGATGATTGACTTACGCTTGGCACAAATGGACCCGACGGACATACGTGGTATTCCTTACTTTAACAAAGACTTGGGCGTGATGGATTGGGCTCCGCCAATTGATTTGCCCACAGAAGAAATGGCTGCACAATATCCGATTGTGGTATTGTTTTTAGATGAGATGAACAGTGCGGCGCCGAGTGTGCAGGCAGTTGCTTATCAACTTGTATTGAACAGACGTGTAGGCAAGTATAAACTGCCTGATAACGTTGTGTTGGTAGCGGCAGGTAACAGGGATGGTGACAAAGGTGTTAGCTACAGAATGCCAAGTCCACTTGCTAACAGGTTTGTGCATTTAGAAATGCGTGTAGACTTTGATAGCTGGTTACAATGGGCTACTGAAAATCGCATTAACAAAGACGTTATTGGTTACATTAGTTTTGCTAAACAAGATTTGTATGACTTTGATCCAAAAAGTTCAAGTCGTAGTTTTGCAACACCTCGTAGCTGGACGTTTGTTAGTGAGTTGTTAGACGACGGCATGGCAGATAGCACTACTACAGATATTGTAGCAGGTACTATTGGTGAAGGTACTGCTGTTAAGTTTATGGCGCATAGAAAGATTTCTGCTAAAATGCCTAACCCAACAGACATTTTAAATGGCAAGGTTACAGAACT